CAGTCATCTGGCCCTGCGCGAGACGGTTGAACTCCTGCGCCAGTGCTTCCGGCGGCAGCTTGCGAAGGTCGGGCATCCGAGTGATGAGGTCTTGCTCCATCACGGATACGGATTCCAGCACGTTGTAGTTCTGTGCGCCAATCTCGTAGTTGGTAGGACCGAACAGCTTGCTGTACCACGGCTGCTCATCCGCAATCTCGTCCATCGTCTTGCCGCTGCGGGCGGCAACAAAGCCGTCCCACATTTGCTGCTGCTCCAGAGCCTTTCGGTTCGGGGCAGTGATTTCCTCCAAGAACTCAGGGAGGTTGTTGTCGGGCATTCGCATGCCGCCGGTGCTATCGAACCAGTCGCTACCACTCCGCACCGTTTGGAGCGGGGCTACGCCTCCACCTTGCACACCGGCATTGATGCCAGTGGCGGACACGCCAAGCGCGCCGCCACCGACCGTCTCGGTGCTGAAGGTGATCGTACCCGGATCACCAGTTGCCATTGCGTTCTCCTGTTGTTAGAACCAGCCGAGACCCTTGGTCTTGGTGTTGAAGTTGTCCTCGCCACCCACCTTGGTGATCTTCGCGCCCGTGCCCGCGCTACCGGCAGCTGCCGGTGAGGAAGGTCCGGTGCCGTCGTTGTAACCGAACGTGGCCGAAGCCCACGACTTACCGCCGCGCTGCGAAGCCTGCTGCCACGCAGCCGCTGCGCCTTGCCCGGCTTTCGCCATGCTGACACCCATACCTTGGAAGTCGCCGTTCTGTCCCTGCCACTCTGCCACAGCCGCGTTTGCTGCCGCTTCGCCTGCCTGCGGGCCACCGAAGTAGGTAGCAGCCGCCACACCGACGAGCTTCAGGAATCGGTTGTTCATGGCCTTTGGCGCGATATGCTGGCTGAAGTCGAACTGGCCGAAGGTTCGGCCGATGTCCATTCCCTTGTACGCGCCCACCATGATCTGTGCCGTCTGCTTGGCACCGCGACTTGCCATCAGGTTGAGTGCGTTGTTCTGCATCTCCTGATCCATCTCGGATTGCAGCCGCACCATCGTATCCATGAGGTCGGCAGACGAGCCACCGACACCCACGTAACCTGCCTGCGCAGTAAGCGCCCCGCGCGCCGCAGCAAGCTGAGCCTGCGTGTTTAGGCTTGCACCTTGCTTGGCGCGAAGCTCCTCCGAAAGCTGCTCCATCTGGAAGTTGTATTCCTTCGACGCAGCGTTCACGCGCTCCCGGTTGTTGAGGGAACGCATAAACTCGGACAGGTTGCCCTTTGCGACTTCAAGCTTGTTGGTGTTCTTGGTCTGAGCAACCGCAGCACGGTAGTTGGCACGGGCGATTCGGGTGATGTTGTTGGATTGGACGATGGTACTTACGCCGCCCATTAGCTAACCCTCCTCACGTTGTTGAAAGTTTGACCAACCCACGAGAGTCCGGTCACCCGAAGCGGGAGCCAGTCTTTGGAGATGATCGTGTAGCTGCACTCACGCACTTCACGGCCCACCGGGATCGAGAGCTGACCCGAGTAGATGGGCTGCCGTGCCACGAGGTTGTCACTGTAACCGAGTATGCGTCCCTCGAAGTCCAGCGAGGACTGCAAGCTGTTGCGTGTCCGAACCTCAGACATCATGCCTGCCGTGTCTGCCACGTCTGCGGTTACTCGGTTGAGCGACATGCGCCCATCCAGAACCGCTTGCCCGTTCTGGTCGCGTGGGAACGGATTACTCGGTGTCACCCGAGCCTCGCTCACGACACCGAACTCCAGCGCCGCCGGATTGAGATCATCGAACTGCGACAGGAACTCGTCGATGCGGGAGAGCGGTGTGCCGAGCAGGAAGTACACGCTCGTCGCATTCACCACCACCGCGCCGTCAGGCACGCCGTTGTCGGCCCGATCCGCGTAGCGGATGCGGGAGTCGATGTACCCGTGGGCGTCGAGTCCCGACTTGAAGTCCAGAACGTCGGCCACGATACCGCCGGGGCGTGCAGTGAACACGAGGCCGGACTTCTTGAAGCTGCTAACGCCGACGATGTTTCCAAGGGAGTCGTGGTACATGAACTTGGTCCATGCTTCCAGCGTGCGCTGCCCGTTGTTCTTGTTGTCCTCGTAGCGGTAGATGTAGAACAGGCTCTTGTTGTTGCGAGTCCGGAACATCACTAGATTCGGCGCGGTCACTGCCGCGATCTGGAGCGGCGCACCGAGTAGCCACTTGTCCAGCTCATCGCTGAGTTCGTCGGTGACCGTCTGCTGCCCGTTCAACGCGCCTACCCGCATTTGGTGGAAGCTTACACCCTCGCTGCCGAACTGCGAGTAGAAGATGAAGTTTCCGCTCGTCTGGGCCTTGGCGTCGGTCCCGTCCTTGTTCGCGGACACTGCCCGGATCAAGGGAGACTTGGGAGTCAGCAGTGCATCGCCGCTCACACCGTACTGCTGCCGGTCACCGAAGATCACGAGGTTGCCGTTGTATAGCACAGCATGCCGCAGCACGTCCCCCTCGGAACCAAAGGCGAACATCTCCACGGGGTCGTCGTCGGTGATGGTCACCACGCTCCCGCGCCAGAAGTTCAGGTAGTCGCTGCTCTTGGAGGCGCTGACGTAGTTCTGGCTTCCGACGATGAGCCGGTCTTGGAACACCGAGAGCATCGTGATCGTCTTGCCGATGAACCACGGGATCGGCGAAGTCAGACCGTCACCCACGCGGCGTTCTGCGTAGGCCACGTGCTCTCCGCTTCCGGGAAAGATGGCCGTGATGCCCGCACCGTTGCGCGCGATGCACGCCTGACCGTTGTAGATGTAAAGCTGCGAGACCATGTTGTCGATGGTGCAGCTAACACCTGCCGTCTCGAACCAGTCCACCGAGCCGAAGCCTCCGAGCTGCCCGGTCTCCAGTTCCGCCCGCAGGTAGTATGCCTCGTCGGCACCAGCACCACTCGGACGCACACGGATGATCTTGCCGTGGAAGTGGTACTTCGTTGCGTAGGTGGCATCAGTGATTTCCTGCCCCGCTGCAAAGAACGTGGTCCCGTCGCCCTCGTCGTCCACCGTGATGTCGATGAAGTCCTCGTCTTCGATTAGGATGGCACCCTTCAGGTACGTGGCGTTCACTCCTTCGTCCACGAGTAGGTCCGACAGTTGCTCGGCGATGTACTCGGGCCGCGTCTGCTCCGCGCTCGTCCTGATCCACGCATTGACTGCGGAGTTATAGTCGTTCACTCGGTCGTTGACCTTCTTCTGGTACTCCTCGTCGGGAGTCGTACCGTCCGGCTTGTAGAACGAGATGTTTTCGGTGCTGAGGATTCCCGGGTAGCCCGCCGTCACGGTCTTAAAGGTGACCACCACCGATGGGCCGACTTCCCGCTTCAGCGTCACGGTGTACGTCGTGTTGAACTTACCGACGCGAATCCATGCCGCGAGCTTGTGGATGTTGTCGTCCGTCTGCCACAGATTCTCGCTCGTGGCTTCCGGCACGGTTGTGTTGCCTGCGATGTAGACGTAGCTGCCGAGTGCGGCGAGGGACGAAGCGCCCCCTGCTACCAGAGTGTTCACCCACTCGGAGTTCTCGTAGGTGATCGGGATGAAGGTCTCTCCCGTCTTGTCGTACAGGAACGCGAACGTGTTGGTCCCGAGCAGAGATGCCTCGCGACGGTACAGCAGTGCGTACTCGCGGCCTTCCTGCGTGAAGTCGAACACGTCCATGTTCTGTAGCTCTGCCCTCGCAGCCCCGGAGATGGTCAGAGGCAGGCGAGCTGCGAAGCGTGTGCCGCGCCTGCGCACCAGACCATCGACCGGATCGGACAGGATGTTGATCTGTTCGCTCGTCTGTCCGGGGCGGCGACGGTGCTGCGGCTTGCCGCTGACACCCTGCACGATGTCCGGGTAGGTTCCGCCTGCCTTTGCCATGATGCCTCCTTAACCGGGGAATGTGGTGTGGCTGTGCCACGGGTGACCGCTGTAGTTGTGGAACCTGCCGCGCAGAACGTCCACGCTTGCGCGGGCGTACAGCGGGTTTGCCTTCAACTGGCGGATATGCTCCGAGCGCAGGTTGATCCAGCTATCGTTGCGCTGCTGGAGAATCTTCTGGTACTTGGTGTTGTCGCCGTCGAAGTCCGACTGGAAACGGAGCACCGCATCATCGCGCACGAACATCTGCACTTCGTAAGGGCAGTCGTCGAAGTCGAGCAGCCTTGCCACCTTTACGGTGACCGGGCCATCGAACTCGTACTTGTTCCTGCCGATGTCGTAAAGCCTGCGCCCGCGTTGGGCGACTCGGCGGCTACGGCACTGCGGCATCGGGTCTACCTTCAGCACATCGGTAGGAACCATGATGTACTTGCTGGTGGCCTGCGGAAGCAGCTCCAGCCATTCGGTGTTGAACCAGAGGGACAGCGAGGAGGTATCGCGGAGAACGCGAGACACGAGGTCGCGCGCGTCGTCCTTGTACGGGTGATCGTCTTCCAAAGTGTTGAGCTTGGTTTCGCCCATCGTCTTCAGGCAAGCGTTCACAACGTCCAATTCTGTGATGAACATGTAGCCTCCTTGGAACAAGGCAGAGAGAGCTGTTGCTCTCCCTGCCCGGTGGATCAGACCGTCGCGAGGGTCACGGCGGTCGCGGCCAGATCGAAGTCCTGCGAGCCGTTCTCGTCGTCCTTCACGCGGACCACGACGCGCCACGCATTGTCGCGGCCGAAGACGCTGACGATGGTGCCGGGCGTAGCGGCGAGGATGCCGAGGGGCGCGATGGCGGCGGTGATTTTGACGCGGTTGGAAATCTCGAAGGGTCGGTTGTAGACCATGTGTTTCTCCTGAGTGGTTGGGCGCAGTTTGAGTTACCCGAAGGATTCAGGGACTGCGCCCTAGTGGATTACGAAGCGCCCGGGTTGGTGCCCGCAGCGCGGATCAGGCCCGCCAAATCGACGCGGTTGAAGCCCACGGCGAACGACATCCACGAGTCCACGAAGTAGCACTTTGACGAATCGGACCACCAGACGCTCGACTGGAGCGGCAGCGCCTCGGCGATCAGCAGCGCACGCGGGGAAACCGCGACGGCCACGAGGCCGGTGAAGTTGCCGTCGTACCACTGGTTGTTGTCTTCGTTGGACAGGAGATGGCCGACGACTTGGCCGTTCGGCAGGTTCTCGCTCGACAGCACGGGGACGCCCCACGCCTTGAACATCGGGATGCCGGTGAGACGGTTGCCGTCGCTGGTCAGGTACTCGCCGTTGACGATCTGCTCGGCCTGCTGGAGCGTGTAGAACACGGTCGGGCGGACGATGAGCACGATGCCGTCACGCTGCGGCTTGACCTTCTTGGTCTCCTCCATCTGGGAGAACAGCTTGCCGATGGCAGCGTACAGCTTGGCCGGGTCCAGCTCGTCACCGGCCGCAGCCAGTCCGATCTGCGTGGCACCGAAGTGGCCCTCGGGCGCGCGGCCGTTCTTGGTGAAGGTGCTCTGCGTCTGCGCGGCAGCCTTGGCAGCAGCGATGGAGATGGTCGCATCGACGAACTCGGCGATTTCCTGCCCCTGCTCGACGGCGATTTCCTTGCGGGTGTCGATGTCGGTGAAGATTTCGTCCAGCACCCAGATGCTGTGCCGCGAAAGCAGCAGGGTATCGACGGTCACCGACGCCTTGCTGAAGTCCACCTGCGTGCCGTCGGGCGAGTCGCCACGCTTCAGCTTCTGGAGCTTCGTGCGGCCGATGGCCTTGCGGGTCAGCGTGTTGGTGCCCTTCACGGTCTTGCGCGGGAAGAACTTCTCCAGCACGGAGGTCGAGACGAACGTGTGCTCCACGTCGCCGGTGAACTGCTCCAGAATCAGGGCGTTCGCGTTGCCCGTCTGGTTGATCTGGTTCGGCAGAACCGGAACGGTCGGGAAGATGGTGCTCATGTGTTAGTGTTGCTCCTGTGGTTACGGGGTGAATCGGGCGTTGAGTGCCCGCAGTTCGTCGGACTTCGCCGCGCCTTGGATGCCGTACTTCGCGACGATCTTCTTGTACTCGGCGCGATACTGGTCCCGGTTGACGGGTGCGACACCTTGCAGCGATTCCGTCACAGCGGCCGGGTCCGTCGCGGACTGGCCCTGCGTGGATACGCCGGGGTTCGTGGTTGCGAGACTCAGCAGGTGCCGTGCCATCGCGACGGCTGCGAGGCCGCCCGAGGACAGGGCGTTGCTCGCCTCTTTGAGCTCGTCCGCCGGGAGGTTGGTGCGCGCGAACTGCTGGATCGCTTTCCAGTTGGCTTCGCCGCCCACCGCCTCGTGGACCTTGGTGACCGTCTGCTGATGCTGCGCGGTGGCAGCCGCAGCGAGACGCTGCACGCTTTCCTTCGCCAGTGCGAGGATCGGACCCGAACCCTTGGCCTTGTCGCCGAGGACTTCGAGCTTCGCTTCGAGCAGCGCGAAGTTGCCATTCGTGGCTTCCGTCAGCTCACGACTGTCGAGCGCGAGACCCACCGTGTTGACGAAGTAATCCGCCGCGATGTTCAGGCCGTTGTCGCCGTAGTCGGGGATGTCCGTCGAGGCAGGGGCGTTGGCCGCAGGTGCCTGCTGTACCGGGGCCGCTTCGAGATTCAGAGCGTTCGGGTCGGTGACCGGGGGCGTCTGCTGGTTGGGCTTCTGATTGGGCTGCGCCTGCTGCGTCTGGACCTTGGTGGGATCATCCACCGTGACCGGAGGCTGCTGATGCAGTTGCGCGGTCGAGGCGATCACCGTACCGTTGGGGCCGCCGCCCGGGGGTGCGTTGTTGCTCATCGTGTCTCCATGTTGTTGGAATTGTCGATCTGTTGGGAAGCGTTCTGCATCGCGAGCTGCTGCTGCTGACGCATCTGCATCATCTGTCCGTACTCCTCATCCGTCAGTACGTAGGTAGCCGGGTCCAGACCACGCGCGGCGGCGAGGTCGGCAATCCATGCGCCCAACTTCAGGCGTTCGAGAATCTGCGGAGGAAGGCTGAGCACGCCGCTGAGGTCTTGCCCGAATCCCAGCAGCCTGTCGCGGTCGCCCGTTCGGGAGAGCGCAGCGAGGCCAGTGATGATTACGGGTTCGATGTCGGAACCGGCAATGCTTTTGTCGATGAGCTTCATGACCCAGTAGGCCACGGGAACCTGCACGTCTACGGCGATGCGGCTGTATCCGCCGCCGAGTCCGCCCTCCAGTTCTTCTGCCACCATCCTGATTTCTTCTGCGGTGACCCGCTCTGCCTGCCGCGTGACTGCGGTTTGCAAGAGGAAGCCCGCGCCGATGCGGTTGATGTAAAGCTGCTGGATGCTGAGGTTCGTTTGCAGCGTGCCTTCGAGGCCCGAGTTGATGAGTTCGATGTCGCCCTTCTGGCCCGGGATCGCCGCGCCGTTGGGGGATGCAGTGAAGTCTTCCACCGAGGTCTGGCCTGCGGGGTTCACCAGCCACCTGAACTCGGATGCGAGGATCGCGGCGTGGATGGTTGCTTCGCTCAGGAGCGACAGGGCTTGGTAGTCGCCTTCGTAATCTTCCACGAGGCCGGTGCCGTAGTCGTCGCCAGATGCCAAGTCCCAAGTCACCGCCCTGTAGGGCAGACTATCCTTGGTGTAAGTGGACGAGAAGTTGGCGGGGAGCTTAGCGTCGTCCAGCCAAGTCGTCTCCTCGAACTTCGTGCCATTCCATTTCACCCACTTGTATTCCCAACAGTTGCCGTCGTCGTCCGGCTTGAACTCCGGATTGGAAATGACTGCGGCCAAAGCGGGGGCTTTGATGGCGGACTTGTGGATTCGCTCCCGCACGATCAGTTCGCAGACCGAGCCTTGCCGGTCGCGCTTGACCACGTAGTTGCGGAGGTTTAGAACTCGCACGGTCTCCTTGTCGAAGACCATCAGCGCGTTGCCCAGCACGATCAGCATTTTCAGCAGGTCGTAGAGCCGGGAACGAATCGCCCTCTTGTCGAGTTCCAACGACGCCTCTTGCTCCAGCTTTGCGAGTTCGGTCTGGACCTTCTTCAAGTCCACACCTTGTTCCTGCATCGCTGCCCGTCCCTTGCGATTTGCCTCCAGCCGAAAGAATGGACGGGATGGCGCGAACAAGGACATCATGAGCTTATTGGCGAGATGGTTGACGGCCTGCGCGCCGAGGGACTGGAAGCCGTGCGTCAGGGGTTCGGTGTCCTGATCTCGGTTCTTCCTCGGGAACAGCTTGGGGATTGTCCATGAGGCGTAGCGTTCGAGTCGGTGCAGGATACCGTTACGCTTCCCGTCCAGCTTCTCGAATCGCTGATGCGCCGTGGTTGGATTCATCGGATTTTCCATGCGCGCCTCACAGGAGCAGATCGCCGCCGGAGATTCCGGTCACGCGAGATTGGGCTGTGGGGACGATCCTCTGGTACATCTGCCGATTGGTGCGGCGGCGTCCGATGAGGTCGTTGGTCATGAGGTCGAGGTCAGAACTTCCGAGCGTGATGTCCACCGTCTCGGGTGGTGCGCTGAGCAGCTTCTCTGCGTACTCGGAAGCAGCCTGCTGCGCGGCAGCGGTTGCCATCTGGTCGGCCATCGCCTGAATCTGGTAGTTGGTCTGCTTGGTCTGGAGGTTGGTCTGACGGTCGATGGCAGCAGCTTGCTTCTTCGCTGCCGTCTTTGACGAGCCACCGCCAATCGAGGAACCCATAGGCTATCTCCTTCGTTTGGTGAGTTGCGGCGAACCATCCTCCAGCACGAAGCCGAATCTTTGGTAGAGCCGGGTGATTGCCCTAGAGGAGCGGGCAAGCGCGCCGCCGGTGATTATGGCGTCGCATTCGTTAACTTCAGCGAGGTCTTCCATCGTGGCGATCACGTCGCTGAAGGAGCTTCCTTTTCCGATCCGCAGTACCAAGTCCTCACAGAGAACGGTCTTGTTCTTGGAGTACCAAGGTCTCACTACGGAGAACACCAGTAGGTAGCTTTCGTTAATCACTACAGCATCTACCATGTTCTGGACTATTACCTGTACGGCATACTCTCTGTCGTCGCAGAAGAAGTCCACGGAGGAGTTGCTATACTCCGTCCCGCTTGGGGCTAAAGACCGATACAGAGCGGCGTCTAGCGCCGCCCTGATCGACCTTGCATCACCCGTCGTTGGTGTTCTGGTGGTTGGGTTCAATGGTGAATCCCTCCCGAAGTATGTCTAGGACTCGGGCCATGCCGAGATGGAAACCTGCCTCTTGCGGCGTGGTATTCCCGTTGATGGAGAGTGCCATCCCCGCTTGTTTCCGCACGGCGGCCAAGGCGTCGGGGTGCAGCCTCATGACGGTTTTCACTTGCTGGGTCATTGAGCCTCCTGTCGTATGTGTACCGAAACGCCCTCCCGGTAACCCACGCTTTCGCGTTGGCGGGATGCGGCGAGGGCCGTCTCGGTCTGTCGTATGTGTACCGAAAGTCAACTGAAGAAGTAGGGCGAGTCCAGCACTTGCCGGAGGTCGAGGTCTCCCATCGCCGGCGGGTCGGGCAGAAACCCGTATGCCGCCCTGAACTCCTCCAGAACGTCATGGCGCTCGTACATCTCCACGAACACCTCCCTGATGATTTCGTACAGGCGGGCCGTGTGGGCTGCGTGTGTGCCGTAATCGTCGTGGATCACGGCGAAGGCGTCGATGCCCTCGGCCTTGGCCTGGTTCACCACGAGCGTCAGATGGCTGGCATCAAGGCTGTGGACGAAGTTCGGCGCGATGCCGTTGCGGTGCCGGGACTTCTTCACCGCGTCCGTGCTGCGGCGAATGGACAGCTTGGCGTTGCCGCAGAGCTTGGTGTTGATCCTGTGCTCTTCGGTCTCCCAGTACACCTGAGTGACCGGGAAGCCGGAGGGTGTGATCCAGCGGATGCGGTCGTAGCCTTCTCGCAAGATCGCCGTGCTGCTGCGCTGGAGCCAAGTCATCGCGTCGGCTGCGGCCACCACGGTGTCAGCGATGGCGACGCCGAGGCGCTTGCTGAGGAAGCGTGCGGCCTGCTCGTAGAGCTTCTTGTCCAGCGCGGGGAACTTGCCCTCGCGCAGATAGTCCGATACGATGAAGTCCGCCCAGCTTGATTGCTTGCTGCCGTAGGGCAGCGTCATTACTGACCGCTTCACGAGGTCTCGAGTCAGGCCATGATCCAGCCACAACCTGCGAAAGCCCTCGGCGTCGTCTTCCTCGAACTCCAGAATAGCGGTTACGAGTTGCGCTACTAGCCCGTAGAGATCGTTCGGGACATCGTAAGGATTCTTTGGTGGCAGCAGGTTAGTTGCCACCCCGCCTACTGCATCGCGCAGCATCGCGGAGAAGTTCTGAAGACCATTGCACGAACCATCCATCGGAACTGCGCATCGGCTCAGGAAGCGATCCCCGAATACTTGCCACTGCTCGTACTCCAAACACCAAGCGAGAAATTGCAGCGGCTTGTCTGCGGTCTTCCACTCGTCGTTGTTCACCGGGTCCGCAGCGAACGACATTATCGAGTCGTGATGATCCGCCACCCACTTCACACGATCGGGCAGAGTCGCCTTGTCGTATCCCCATCGGTTTGCTCCTGTGATGCAGAACCAGTCCTTCGCAGACTGTGTGTGCAGTGGCTTGCCTTCTCCGAACTCCAGCAGTGCCTTCTGCAAGTCCGAACCCTGCGGTGAGACGCCGCTGGTCTGGACGTACTTTCGGCCTCGGAAGTCCACGAAGTAGACGAAGTATATTGCCGGGTAGTCAGCGAACTTGCGCGCCACTCGCATTGCGTTGTAGAACCTGTTGCTCTTACCGGCGCGCAGGCGCTCGTCCGTGTGCCAGTCTGCAACCTCGCGCTTCCACTTCTTGAACTCCCGCTGCTGACCTTCGGTCATGTCCTCCTTCGTCATGCCCTTCTCCAGCCACTCCGGCTTGCGGGGCTTGGGCATCTCGGCCTGCGAGATGATTTCGTCCATGTCGTGTACCCGAGCGACGCTGGACACCGCTTCGAGCAGGCGCTTGTTGATGCGCCACTTAACCTGCTGCAAGCTGTTGACGGCCTGCATTTCGTTGCGCATATCGGCGCTGCGGTAGTCGTCGCGAGTCTGGGCGTAGGTCTTCACCATCCACGGATGCAGCCTGCGCATCTCGTTGGTGTGAAAGCCCCCGTTGCCCACGTCTGTCCAGTCCTTCGGCGGCTCGACGCAGGGCAGGAAGTACGGAGTGCTCTCGATCACGAACTCGCTGATCTGGTTAATCAGCGCCCGCACTTCCTCGGTCAAGGTGATGTGCAGATTCGTCTTCATCGAACGACGGCCGCCGCTCACGGCAACCTCATTCACCAGTGCGATATCGAGCATGCCGAGCTGGGCAAGCTGATCGACGAGATACCCGCCGACCTGATCCCGCTGCGCTTGGCCCCATTCGTGGAACTCCACCCCGTTCTTCCTGCCCTGCATTTTCATCACGGTCATGCGGTGCGTCTCGTTGACGCTGAGCTTTCGATCCATGTCGTTCATGAGGTGGTAGAACAGAGTAGGCTCTGCATCAGCAAACTGCGTCAGCAGATACTCGTGGTACACGTTGGTCCCGACTTGCTTTACGGTTTCCCTGCCCGCCGCGCGCTCGCGCTTTCCTTGCTCCGCAATGCAGGAGGCTAGAGCACCACGCACTGCGACGAACGCGACTGCCTCGTACCACTCGGTTGCCTGATCCTCGGCGGACACCACCCTGCCGCGCTTGTCCTTACGCTCGGGGTCGAACTTCGCTCGTAGCAAAGGCACATGCGCCTGTGCTCTACCGATGCGCGGCTTGTCTATGTCCACTCGGATGCGTTCCGCAAGAGGGAGCACGAACCGGCGGTACACAGCCTGAGCGTAAGGATTGTTCGGTGCGCCGCCGTTCTCCTCGTTGCGCTCGATGGCCTTGCGCATGCGCTCTTGGCCGAAGGCGTAAGTCTCCAGTTCGAGTTCCGACTGCGTTAGCATCTATGTCTCCTATATGCGGAATGTGCGGAACACCTTGTCGGTGAAGTAGTCCAGCTCTGATGCGATCTTGAATGCTTCCTTTACGGTGCCTCCGTGACGAAGCACGCCAAGCGCATACTTCGATCCGGTGCCGACTGCGGAGAACTTGCAGGTGAGCGGGCCGACTATACAGGCGTCATCGGCCCAGTACCAGACGCTACCGTCTCGGCGGAGAACGAGTGTTTGGTGGTCACCCGCTTCGACGAACTTTTCTCCAGAGTTGTAAGACTCGATCACCTTGGTGGGCATGCCGAGTGCTCCGCTCGTGATTCCCACCAAGTCTCCGCTGTCCGCGACCAACACTTTGTCCTTGTTCCCGGGAGGAGAAACGCCTGGGCCTCCCCACGCTTTGGTGTCTGCGTACATGATACCGTCGTGGTAGATAACTAGGCTCATCTGTCCGCCTCCGTCTTGTCGTATCTGATGCCTTTGTAGCGCGGCTCGCGCAGCAGGCCGTACTTGCTGAAGGACATCGCTTCGATTTCCACGATTTGTCCTTCGCACGGAAGGGAGGCGACATCGTGCGGAACGCCGCTTCCGACCTCCTGCTGCTTGCCGTCACCAAGATCGACCACCACCGTCCACACATCGCGTCCAGTTTTTTCACCCGTCGCCATGTTTATCTTCAGTACGCGCAGGTCCAGCGTGATCGTTGGCTTGATCTTGATAGTCTCACCCTTCGTTCCGCTAGCACCCTTCATCCACGTTCCACTGGGCTTGCGCAGGATTAGGCCGTCGTATGCACCACTCTCGCACAGCAGCTTGGCTGCCTCCATCGGCTCCATATCTTGGTCGATCAGGAACCCTTGCGACTCGGCGAGGAAGAACGGTGCGGCGAACTCGGCGATCTTGCTGAGTGTGGCGGGGAGGCGACGCACTCGCTCCTCGTAGCCGAGTGGGCTGTGCCCTTGCTCCCACTCGCCGATACTGATGAAGTCGAATACGACGAAGTAAGGTTCGGTGTACTGGGTGCCATCCTTCTTGCGGAACATGCCCGAGACGGTGGGCTGGTCGATTTCCGGATGCCAGTATTCGCCGAGGTATACGCCTATTGGCGCGAAGGGCGCAGCGGCCAGAGCTTCCTTGATGTGGTTTGCGGAGACGCACTCCTCGCCGGTACGGCTGAGGATGGTGATGTGCTCCGTGGAGTTCGCGTACTTCAGTACGACGCAGTTCACTCCGTCGTACTTGGGCTGCGCAAGGTACTCGCTGATGAGCTGCGAAGTCGTGGGCAGGTGCTTCTTCTGCACCTTGTCCAGCTCGACCGCCTTGTGGACGATGTAGGACTTGCTCATGCTGGCACCCTCTCAGCGGCTGCCTTGAGTCCGCACGACTGCCGTTTCTCGCACTCCGGTAGGTCGCATTTGGAGCACGGCACGAACTTCTTCGGCAGGTTGTTGTGGACGATGAGGCCGCCCGACGCTGCCGATGCACGGCCCGACATGAAGGACGTTACGATCTGACCGATCCACAGCTTGCGCGGGACGAGGGCAGTACGGTAGCCTTCCCACGCTTCTGCGATCTTAGCGTACAGCTCGGCTTGACCGTCGTCGCCGATGCCGGGGAACGCGGCCCTGATCGCTTCTTGCAGAGCTTCTTCGTGATCGCCGTTGCCCCAAGCGACGGCGCTTTCGTAGGATTGGATCAGGCGCTTGGTGTTGTTCTGGTAGTTCATCGTACCTCCTTAATCTTTCTTGCTGAACCAGCGACGGATGATGTACTGGCGTATGAAGCTGATCCCCGTGAAGGCCACGCCGATTGCGTGTGCCGACATCATCGGATGCTCCGGGTGCCATAGGATGGGGAGCAGCGCGAGGTTCGCGCAGTAGTTGATGCTGTAGCCGATGGCGATATTGACCCACGCCTCTTTGATACTACGGCGCCTTGATTGCATCGAGTCCCTCCCGACGCAGCTCCAGCTCCAACAGAAACAACTCGTTGATGATGTGATGCGCCCGGTGCATCAAGCCTGTCTCCCGATCGAACACCTCGCCCTTGTTGCGGGCGCTGTCATGCCGGTAACTGGCATCCTGATACCGCTCGTCTGCGTTCTGGACATGTTGCCACGAATTCGCGGCGTATTTCTTGGCACCGAATGTCAGCACCTTGTCGAGTTCTTCGAGTGCGCGCGGCACGCCCTCACGAAGTAGACGCGCTTGATTCTTCCCGGCGTCGAACTTCAGCCCGACGCCACGTTCGTTGTCTGTCATGTTGCCTCCTTACGCGGGAACGGTGATGTGCTTGCGCTGTTCGATGGTGGTAGTGAGCTTGCGCCCACGGCTGTGTCCTCCGCATTGCGTGCATTGGAGCAGGAGGTAGGTGCCGACCTGAGTTCGCGCCGGGGTGTCCTGCGGGATCATCTCGTTGTGCCCACACTTGTTGCAGCGGTGCTCGCTCCCGTCCGCCTTGTAGTACACGGCGATGTTCGGGTGCTGCGTGTACCAGCCTCGCAGCTTTCGGTACTCCGCCTTCATGGACTTCACGTCGATGATGTTGTATTCCTTGCACTCGTTCCACGCGCCGGGTAAGGACTGCATGCAGGCCACCCACAGGTCGAAACCGGGGAACTTTGCATGGTCGTACTTGCGCAGCTCGGGAACGATCACGCCCGTGGTGTACTCCAGCTTCTGCGACGTGAAGGCGAACTCCACACGATTCAGCAGCATGGGGTCGATGACGCCCACGGGAGACAGCGGAGGAAGCCCGAGGATCGCGAGCCGGGCCTTGACCTTGCGAAGATCGAACTTCTTGCCGTTGCGTGCGAGCACGAAGTCCGCCGCGTCGAGCAGCTTGTGCAGCGCCTCGGCCTGCGCCCTGTCGTCGAACACGTCGGCGGCCTTGCGCTGGTCGAGGTAGAACGTAGCCTCGTCATCGTCGAGCCATTCGCATGCGAACGACATCAGCGACCAGTCTCGCTTGATCTGCTTCGGGCTGAAGTTGTTGTTGAACATCTGCCATCCCCAGAACTCGATGGGGAATGTCTCGATGTCGAGGCACAGAATCTTCGGACCCTTCTTGGGGGCACGCCTCAGAAACTTGGTCAGGTTCACGGATTCTCCTTCTTCTTGGCCCGGGACTTACGCGCTCGCAGATTCCTCAGCAGGCGCTTCTCGTCTTCGGTCTTGTGGGTGGGATGCAAGTACCCCGTGATGTTAGTCATGTGCTTGCGCAGGTAGTTGGACAGTCCGCCGCAGAATGCGAGTATGTCCCGCACACCGTAGCGCGGTCCGTTGTTCTCGACTTTGCCGAGCAACGAGTTGCAGCCGCGATGGAGTACACCGCGCACCGCTCCCGTCTTGTGGTCGTGGTCGAGAACGGGATCGAGTGGTGCCTTCAAACCCAACTGTCCTCCGCACAGCGCGCATCGGTTCCCTTGCTCCGCTGCGAGCTTCACGCGAATCAGCTTTACCTGTGTTGCGGTTAGTCTCTTCATCGTGCAAGTTCCTCAAGTGCTGCGCGCTTGTGGGCCACTTCGGCTTCGAGCTTGTGGAAGGCAGCGATCAGGTTCTCGCCGAAGACTCCGAGCTGGAGCACGTCGAGCAGCTTCGCATCACGGTCGGTTCGCATCCAGAGAAGCACGGCTTGCTCGGCGAAGTAGTCTTGCCAACGCTCGCCCATCTTCGCTCGGTAGAATCCGTACACCATGCCTGCCGCGTCGCTGTTGCTCTTGGTGCCGAACAGCAGCTTCTCTGCCGTTACCTCGCCCACCTTGGGAAGCCCGGGGATGTGATCCGCCGTGTCACCCATGAGCATCTGCATCCAGAACCACTTGTGCCCGTACTGCAACCCGTCCGCGCCGACCACATCGTATGCTCCGAGAGGAACCTCGGTGATAGCGTAGTCTGCCCACGAGACGTGGGTTCCGCAGAACATTCGCATGTCCTTGTCTGCCGTGTGGATCACGTGCATCGTGCCCGAATGCTGCGCAGCGCCGGTGCTGACGTAGGCCATGCCGTCGTCTGCTTCGCGCGTTGTCCACACCTTGGGCTTGAAGTGGGGACCGTCGTAGTTCTCCATCCAATCTCGGAGGAAGGCCCAGTTGAGCGGCTTGCTGGAGTGCGTGCGCTGCCCCTGATACGGCTGACTCGTAGCAGCAAGGAACCGATCGCCCTTCGTCGATGCACCATGAGTCAGGTGCATGATGACACGATCCGCTCCGCTGATATGTTTCAGGTGCGAGATGCGGGAGAGCACGTTGCGTCGTGCGTCCCCCGCAGAACACGTCTCGCGCCCAGCGCAGAAGTACGCAGCGTAGTCCCCATCGACGTGAGCAACCACGCCGGGGTTATGCTGTCGAACCTCCACACTGGGCATCGGGGAACGCTCCGCAGCCAGAGCCATCAGAGCGTTCAGGTCCATCAGGCGATTCCGTCCAGCGGATCGTCCGCATCACGCGGGCCGCTCGGCGTCACGTCACCGACCACCTCGTCCAGCGCATCGACGCCCTCCCGGGTGACGGTGCCGCCGACCAGCTTGGATGCAGCGTAGTCGTAGCACGGAAGACCCTTGAAGTTCAGAGCCGATGCGATCTTGAGCTGGATGGAGTTCTTGCTCTTGGCCGCCGCGATGACCTTGCGGGTCTTCTCGTCCTTGCGCTCGGGGTATTCGCCTTCGATAAAGATGCTGTCCCACATCTCGGCATCGGCGAACTCCCAGACGAACGCCTTCAGCGGCGTCAGGGCAGCGCCGACCGGGAACGGCTGGTCCTTCACGCCAACCACCGCGCCGTCTTCCATGTCGGGAACTTGGATGATCGGCTTGCGCACGCTCTCCTTGTCGATGTTCGCGTAGACGCGCTTCTTGTCGCCTTCGCCGGCATCGCGGTGGACGACGTTGAGCAGGACCGCGCTGCCGAGGAGCTGGACGAAGTGCCTCTCCTCCGTGCGCAGTCGGCTGAACATCTTGAAGTAACCGGCCTTCTCGTTCGTGCTCAGGTTCATGAGGAGCGAGAGGCGGACGGGAACCTTGGTGCCGTCTTCGAGTTCCTTCGGGGGATGCTTCTTGCCGATCAGCTCGAAGATGATGATGACTTCGTTGTTGATCTTCTTCTCGCCCTTGTACTCGCCCTCGTGCTGGCCCACTTCGTAGTAGGCCACGATGCGTGCGCCGGTCTGGCCCGCCTCGGGCGGCGTGTAGTCGCCACCGCCGGACGTTGCCACCGACTGGTCCTTGCCCTGCGTTGCCACCTTGTTCAACAGTGCGTCGAGACTCATGCTGTTCTGTACTCCTTATTCAAACGACGGGTTGTGGCCTCCGACGAATTCCTTGCGGATCATCGTGCGGTAGCCGGGGAACAGGCTGACGAACTCTGCCGGAGGATTGTGTTCCTCCATCATGTTGTCGCCCATCTTGGTTTCGCATGGCACGCCAAGAGGCAGAGGCCATTTGAACCACCACTCCATGTAGACGGAGGCTTCGAGCATGCTTGCATGCAGGAGGGCCGCCGCCTCCGTGGCGATGGATTCTGCTGCGTCCACGTATACCGCATCGTGGACCTGATTCACGATCTGGGCTTGGCCCAGCCAACGCTCGGGCTGCGTCACGTACATGCGGTAGAACGCACGCAACGACAGGTACATGCTCGCCTTCGCCCATTCACCACCCGTACCCTGCACCGGATAGTTCTTGATTTCCGTGGGTGAGAAGGACTGCGCAGTACCACCTCGGGCGGTGGGTCGGGTTGCGATGAACTTCGGCGAAGGAGACTCGCTGAAGGAATACATCTTACCGTCCGGCGTGGTGAAGTGCGAGCGACCGAGATGGCATGTCAATCCGGGCACTTCCGGGTGCGGCACGAAGCGGGAAGTGCTGACCCGATTCTGTGCTATCACCTTGGTCATGTGCTCGATGTATTCTCCCAGTTCCGGATAACGCTCGGCCTCGGCGCGCACCAGCTTCTCGACCTCTTCTTCGGTCATGCCGGTGGTGAGTGCGATCTTCGCGACGCCAGCACCGTATGCACGCTGAAAGGAGAACACCTTCGCGTTACCTCGAAGCTTCTTCCACTTGCTGTGCTCGGGGTGCTTCTCGTCCTTCGCCGCTGCGAGGATGTAAGCGTAGTCCCGACCTTCCGCCACGCCCCACGCCTGCTCTGCGCGGAGGCAGTGCATGTCGAGGCCAGCTTTCAGATCGTCGATGAGCTGACGGCATTGAGTGAGGATCGCCTGCACGTAAATCTCCAGCGACGTAAAGTCCGACTGGATGATTTTGCCACGCTTGTACCGGCTGATGAAAGCGCGCTTGATCTGGCTGCCCTTCTCCTTGCCGGTCTCCATGTCAAACTCGCCCTTGCTCACGTTCTGCAAGTTCGGGTCGCTAGACGACAAACGGCCGGTCACGGTGTTGACCATGTTGAGCTTGTGGTGGATGATGCCATCCGGACCCACGAGCGTCAGCATTCCCTTCTGCTCTCCGGTCTTCTCGTCCGTCGTGATGAAGTACGTGGACAAGTCCTTGTGGATGTCGGCGCGCTTTGCGAGAGCCTTCAGGAAGGGGATGTCCCGTACGCCGAGTTCTTCGATGACTTCGGCAGCGGTGGAATACACGCCCTTGTCGGACTTGCTTTCCCACCGCTCACTGCCTTCGGTGTAACCGGCGAAGCGGAACAGCATGTCTTCGTTACGTAACTTGGGCTTGGTCAGGTCATCGACCTTGACCTTCTTCGTCTTGTACTCGCCCTTGTTCTTCCCACCGGCGAAGGTTGAGTAGAGATGGAGGTTGTCGAAATTGTCCACCGGGGCGGTCGCAGTCGTGGTGCCGTCGTTCAGGACGTAGTGCAGCTCATCCTTCTGCACGTACTGCTGCTTGCCTGTCTCGGCGACAAGGACCGGAACCTTTGCCACGTACTTAACGTCGCCGCCGAAGATCAGCGCGCTCTTGTGGAAGCGGCTGTTCCAGTTGAAGGTCAGCCCTTCGGGAAGTTCGGGGATGTAGGACTGGAGTTCTGCGGTAGCTTCGGCGAGGTCCGCCTCCAACTTCTTCGCATGCTCCAGCGCCCACACCTTGTCCACGAACATGCCGTTGTATTCGGCTTCGATGGTGAAGCACAGCGCGCCCATGTTGAGGAGAGCCGAGCGCAGACCCCCTCGGGCACGAAATGCTTCGAGCTGCCCGAGGAACATCTTCTCGGTGTTGCCGATGTCGCCCACGTCGTCCGTGTCGTTGGTTCCGACGAGGTAGTCCATCAGCAGGGTCTTGTCGATGTCGCAAGTATCCACGCCTGCTTGCCACAGGGACTTGACTGCATCGTCCTTCAGGTTGCCGCCGTATCTCGGGGACACCTCGTCCATGCTGCACATGTGGTACTCTTGCGACATACCGTAGAGCAGGTATTCGCCTAGCTGCGAATCCCACACGAGGCCGCCACGGTCGATGAACTCGATCCATGCCTGACGATTGAGCGGGCCTTGGCAGATGGCGTGCAGGATGTCGAACTTGATGTTGAAGCCGACGAGGTACTGCGTCCCTTCGCACAGATCGCGCAGCCACCCGTCAGGTGCGCCGCCGATGTACTCACCATCGAAGTCTTTACCCGTGGCGAAGTAAAGTCCGGTGTTCTTCGCATCGCCCTTGCGCTTGTACCCGATGGCGACGATGCGGTTGAGGTTGTAGAACGGATTCGCTTTGCGCTTCAGCGTCTCGCGGATCGTGGTTTCGAGGTCGAAGGATGCGAAGCTCATTCGTATCTCCCGAGCCGCAGGTACAGACGATTGAACGCGAGAAACGCGATCATACCGGGACGCCTTTGCGATGCGCAGGGGATACTCCGCATCGTCGTCCTGTTTGCTACTTGAGCCGAGATGTATTTCATGCTGCCTCCTCGTAGAAGCGGGCGCGCTCGGCATCGAACATAACCTCTTGCCTCACGTCACGTTTACCACCCGCTCGGTTCAGCTTGTTCTTCGGTGTGCCGACGTACCGGAATCGCTCCATCGCTGGATCGTTGAGCTTGCCGCCCATGATGATGAAGTCGCACGCTCCCTGCTTGCCCGTCTTGCTGTCCTTCAGTGCGGACTGTGGCGGGTACTGGACGCCCTCGCCCTCGGCGCTGATCTGCGAAGTCGCGACACCAACGGTATCGTATTTCACGCACCAGTTGCGCGCGGCTTGGTACATGGCTTCGAGCATCTGATCGGTACGCTGTCCGCCATTGGTCATGCCGCCGGTGAACGTGATGTTGTCGATCATGTCGAATATGATGAATCCGGGGTTCGTCTGCTTGATGATCGCTTCGACTTCCCCGGAGTTGAATCCGTGAATGTCGTAGAACTGCATGCGGTTGATGTCCCCGCCCGTCGCTTCTTCGATTCGCTTGCGCAGGCTGCCGTCCTTCGCCCACTCCACCATCTCGGGTATCGTGGCGTTGAGCAAGGATTGATACCAGCGTTGCTTGATCCTCTTGCCCGGTCCTTCGTTGTTGAGCCAGATGCCCGTGCGATTCTGGCCGGGCCACACGCTGTCGAGCTGCGTGATCCAGTGGCTGGACTCGCTGGTCAGGAAAGTCGTCTTGCCCGCATCAGGACGCATGGCGTAGATACCGAAGTCGCCACCGCGCATGGCCCGGAGATTGCGCGCGAGACACGGCAGCCTGAAGTGGATGCCGATGTTGTGCTCGTCCATCTTCATCAGTTCTTCCGGACTTTCTGTGACGAGCGGAAGCCGAGCCTTGCGGTCCATGCGGTCGGTGACTCCTTCCGTCAACGTGGACAACTCGTCCCGCAGCGAGAACTCCGCACCGCCATTCCACTGCACGATCTTGCTGACCGCAGTGGTGGCAAGCTCCAGCTCCAGCAGCTTCTCGATCATCCCCTGTTCCGCTTCGGCGGGCACGGGCTGACGCATGGCTTTCAGGTGCAGCTTGAGCAGAGACTTTTTGTCGTCGGGCAGAGTCTTCCACTTGAACTCCAACGCCCAACCATCGAACACGTCGAAGGGAAGCGCCTTGGTCTCGGGAAACTCCTTGTAGTAGGCGCGCAAGGCGTCGAGCATGATGACTGTCAGCTCGTCGAGACCTTCGCGCGGGGCGTTGGGAACGAGGCGGTCGAACTTTCCCTTGTCACTGCACAGGCGCAGCAGTGTCAGGTCAAGACTCATACGGGTCTTCCTCTCTCGGGTAAGGGTCTGTCATTGCAGTGCCTCCTTGATGTAGTCCGCGTTGTAATACTTGGGGTCACGATCACTCGTGACGTTGCGGTAGTCCACCCCAAACGCACGAAGGCGCGCAGCGATTTCCGTCGCTGCTTCTTGGCCGGGATTCCTACCGTTGCTTCTACCTCTGTCGTCGTCGAGCCACGTCACTACACGTTGGCCTCGCTCTATGAGCTGCATCAACACGCGGTTGTGCAGCTTGGTGCCGAGCAGCGACCACGCCTCTGTCACCAGTCCCACCTTGTATGCGGAGAGCGGGTCTTCGCACAGAACGATGGAGTCACCCGTGCCCACGCCGTAGCGTGCGACAAGTCCGTCCTTTGGAACGTCGGGCGTCAGCCACTTAGGCATCCGAGAGGATGACCGGGCTGTCCAGTAAATCGGTTGGTCGCCTTCGATGATGGGTAGTACCACGCGCCCGATGTCCGGGCACCAGTACAGTCCGAGTTCCCCTATCATACGAAGCGAGAGTCCCATCTTGAAGAACCACACCTTGTCCACTAGCGGCCACTCCGTCGTGTCGTAAACTCTCGACTCGGGGAGTTTCACGGTTGAGCGCGCTCGGCGCTCGCATGTTTGCTCGGCATGTGTCCTTACCAGCTTGGCTTCTAAGCTCTCGTGCTCGCGCTTGAATCCTTTGCCACCGCACCTGAAGCAGTATGCGGCGGACTTGTCGTGCATGCGAGTGATGAGCAACGAGTTCCCTTCACCGCAATCATGGCTGATGCGTATGCGGGTTCCGACCTTCAGTCGTTCCGCATGCGGCAGCCAGTCGCTGTCGGGAAGTTCGTTGCTCATCTTGTCCTCGCAATTAGGTCCAGATCGAACCCGGCGTCGCGAGGAAAACCTCGCCCGTGGTCACGTTGACCATCTGCCGGTTGCCCTTCTTGTCCACCATGTTCGTGGCGAGCAGGTAGGTGCTGCTGTCCAACACCTCGCCCTTGCCGTTGGCGATGACGCGGTACTTCTGGCCGACCTTCAGGTCACGCCCGGCCACGTACTCCGGACGGTTGCTCTTGGTGCGGGCGCTCACGTCGCGGCCTGCTTGGCGGCTTCGGCGGCCTTGGCGGCGGCCACGGTGGCGTCGATGTCGGTCTGCGCGGCTTCGATTTCTTCGGCCGTGAACAGCAGGGCCGAGCTGTCGATCAGGTGGAACTCCGCGTCGAAGCCGGTGCCATGCTCGACCTTGAGCTGCACCGCACCCTTATCGTTCTTCTTGGTGGCGGCGACGGTGCCGGACAGGATGCGCTTGTTGGCGGCCCGACCGTAGACGTAAGCCACGTTGTCGCCCGACTTCAGGGCTTCGATGGCATCGACGTTGGCCTGCTGCGCGTCGAGCTTGGCGATGGCGGCGTCGATCTTTTCCACCTTGGCCTGCGCGGCGGCGCGGTCTTCGACCAGCTCGGCACGCTTGACTTTGTAGTGGGTGAACTGGCTCTGATCGTTGGTATCGGTCATGTGAATTGATTCTCCGTTGACGGTGGATGTAGGATGCCCGGTCATTTATCGCAGGCCGGGCGATGCGCAGCGTCGTCTTCTCTGTGGTCTATGTGTTGTGCGGTTACGGGCCGTCATGAATACGCATGCGCTCTCCCTGTCAGGCGAACATCAGTTCGGAATTGTAGTTGCCGTGCGAGTAACCTCGGACCAGAACGGATTCTTCTCCGGCCTCCAGCAGAGCATCGACGATCTTGCCGGTGGCAAGCGATGCCGTCTCGCCGTCTTCTTCGGCGTACTCCCACCGTGCGGTGATGACATGCTCGGCGTCGATCTTGCCGTTGTCTTGCCGAACGTAGAAGCCGCGACCTTCGGTCAGGGTACATCCGCCGAGGTCGGTAACGCTGTTGTCGAGGGCTTCACGAACTCGGATCTCTTGCATCCGTGTGCTAGGGATGACGACTTCGATGAAGTTACCCAGCAGCTTGCTCACGACATCGCCTCCGCTGCGCCGCGGCGCATTCCCTCACGCACGACCGGAGACAGCGTGGCCTGACCCGACCGCAGCTCCTCGGCACGGCGCTTGATCTTGGTGCGCAGTCGGCGGCGCATCTTGTTGTTGAAACCGTGGAACTCGGCGATGCGGTCGGCCTCACGCTTCATTGCGTTATTGCCGATGTTGTGCGTCTGACCACGGCCCATCGTGTAGCCCACGCCCAGCAGCTTGCGCAGCATCGGGTTCTCGATGGGATACAGCGGCACCGAAACGTGGCGATAGCGTAAGGTGTCCGGCTCGGGAGGCGTGGCGGTCGCCACTTCGACACCGAGGTAAGGCTCGGGCTGGGGCAGCGGTTCTTCCTTGGGGATGTCGCTCTCGCCGCGCTTACCGCGAAGCCAGTTCGCCGTGCCCTTCACGGCTCTATTCATGCTGTCGATGAGGCCCATCAGCGTTTCTCCTTGGAGTAAAAGTAGTTGAACTCCAGCTCGTGCCACACGTAGTACAAGGTGCCGAGTGGATCGGTGAACGCCTGCTCGTTGCGTTCGTATGCGTAGTCCTTGGCTTCGTCGAGGTCATCGAACGTGCGGACGTAGCGGCCATCGGGAGTGGACCCGCCGGTACGAAACCGGCAAGCCCTCCCTTCGTCGTCAGTGTAATGACCGACAACGAGCCACGGCCCGCGCCCGATGACCCAATAGAGCAGGATCAGCAGACGCAGACCGAGCTTACGCATCGACGCGGACCACCTTGTAGTCCTCGTTCAGTCCGTTCTGCTTGATTACCTTCCGGGCGGTGGCCCGGGTATCGAACAGGCAGTTCACTTCGTTCTTGTTCGAGCTGTCACCGTCGATGAACACGGTCGTGCCATCGGACGGGTGGTTGTAGCCGCTGATGACGCCGCCGCAGAACATCAGCCTCCAGCCCAGCGGGCGGGGCGAGCTGCGTTCCCGGTCGCCGACTTCGCCGACGTTGTAGGTGAATTGCGGGCTGTCGTAGCTGTTGAGCGTGGCGATGGCATTGCGGGCGTCGGCACGCTTGTCCCACACCGAGATGATGTTCGGGTAGGTGCCGTCGCGCAGGGCATCGGCGAGGCTTTCCGTCGCCTTGTCCTTGATCTTGGACAGGATGAGTGCCGTCTCCTCCGCCGTCGGCGCGCGGCTGCCGATGAGGCCGAGGTTGGCGACGACGCCGACGATCTGGGCGGTGCCGATGGCACGGGTGATGCCGAAGTAGAGCTTGTTCACGGTTGGTTCTCCTCGTTGGTTGGTTAGACTTCGTACTCCTCGACATCCGCGAGGTATGTGGGATTCGCGTTCACCACATCGGCGGCGCGGTCGGCTTCTTCTCGGCTACCAAACTGATAGCCTTCGTTACCTTTCGTGCGGTGGTATCCGAAGTAATACTGCCTCGCGGTTTTCAGGTCGGTGACGTGGACCCGGTATGAAAGCATGACCTTACGCATACCACCTCTCCACGTAGGTGCCGGGCAGGTAGTCCTTGCCCTCGACTGCGGGCCGTGCATCCTCGTACCGCTTCACGGCACGGAGGTCGATGGGTTCCATGCCCGGCATCAGATCGCAACCGACGAAGGCGCGAGCCGCAAGCGGGCGGCCGATCACGGTGACCGGGATGTTCTTCATGTCCTCTCCTGTTTGGCGTTGTTCCGAAGCTGCGCCCTCGTTGGAAGGCGCAGCGGCAGATCACGCGACGTTGGAATACCACTTCACGCGGTAGGTCAGGCCGATCTTCGAGCTGATCGAGCGGCGGCATTCCTCGGCAGTGCGATAACCTACCACATCGGCGGTGCCCTGCCATGCCTTGGTCGTCGTGTTCCAGAACTGGCCGCGATAGTAGCCGCGATCCATCTCCGCACCACCCTTCGTGCCTTCCGGAACCACACGGTACGAGCTTTCGAGAGCGCCGACTTTCTTGGCGCGCAGCTTGATCTGGCGGTATGCCTCGTTGCGGGATGTGTAGACTCCCTCGGCGGGCATGCGACCCGGCAGCCACGTCGGCCGGGTGAGGGTTTCCCAGTTCCCGGCACCCGTGCCGGATTGGTGGTTGTACTGCACCACCCACTTCTAGGGTTCGGGCTTGGGTTGCGGAGCAGGAGCCTCGGCCGCAGAGTACACCGGAGCCGCACGATAGCGTCCCTCGTGGGCACGCAGGTTGAACCACGGCGCACTGCGCACGGCCTTCATCGCTTCGTCCGCCGATGTGTACTTCGTACCTGCGATGCCCCGGCTACCGCTCGGACGCCACTGTTCCTCCCAGCCCACGCCGACATTGCACTCCACGATCCAGTGATCGGGACTCTTGGTCTTCGGCTCGGCGAAGTCGCCCGTCACGAAGGGCTTCGGTCTGCCGACCACCGAACCGGAACGGCTCGGCTTCGGAGCACCGCCCGCACGTCCTGGAATCCAGTCGTGGAAGATGGTCTTGCCGTCGGCGCAGCTCTCCTCGGTGTCGAAGCTCCCGCCCTCCTTGAACGGAAGACCGCGCAGCACCTTGTAAAGCGCGCAGTCGCCGCCGACATGGTGGAACCGGAACGAGCCAAGCAGTTTGGCCTCTTCGCGGCTCATCACCAGCACGACGGCATCCTTACCTTCGATGATCTGGCTCATGCCTTATCTCCCTTGGCCTTGTCGTCGGCCTTCGGCGCGGGCGTCTGGCCCGGATACCCGCCATGCGCAGGCTTGTGCGCATCGGAGGGAGAATTGTATTTGCTCATGTCTGTCTCCGTTGAATTGTATTTGCTCATGTCTGTCTCCGTTGACGTGCGACACGCACGAAACTGCACACTCGGGAGTGTGTGCAGTGGCATGCGAAGTCAGGTAGCTCTTGATCGAGTTTCCCGTGGATCAGAAGGTGGGTTCGTACTCGGCAGCCGGTGCGGCGGCCTTCTTCGCGGGCTTCGGCACCTTGCGCGCGGCTTCGATGACGGCCTGTTCCTCGGGCGACGGCGTATAGCCGGACTGCGAAGCCTTTTCGAGCTTGGCGAGGAGCTTGTGCAGGTCGGCGGCGAAGCTGAATTCCTCGGCGGACTTTTCGGTGGGCGCGGAGTACCACATCTCGGCCTCGGCGCGCACCATCTGGTCTTCGAGCGCTTCGCCTTCCAGCCGCTTGGACTTTGCGTACTTCATCGGAGCTTTGGTCTTGCTGTCCTTGTCGTCGTTCGGAGCCATCGGGCCGTACTTGGACAGATACACGCGCAGCGCTTCGTGTTTCATGCCGTTGCCGACCGCGAGACACAGATCGGAGGCGAGGGTAACATCGCCGTGGACGTGTGCATGCTGGATCACGGACAGGGCGCAGAGCTGGATCATGTCCACCAGCTTGATTCGCGCAGTTCCGATGGCCTTGATGTTCTTGCGGATGGCAACCGCGTTGGTTTCGATATTCATGGTCTGACTTCCGTTGGTTTCGATATTCATGGTCTGACTTCCGTTGGGTCCGTGCCAGTCGCACGACAAAGCCCACTCCCGCGAAGGAATGGGCTTTAGCTTGCGTCTTACTTCTTCCGAAAGCGGTAGGCGTGACACTCCGCGCGCTTCCCGAAGTCATCCACTACCGCGACGTAAGCCGGAAAGCTGTACGTGGGCAGCGATGTGTGGTCGGGAGGGTCGTATTCGAGGACCGTGTATTCTTTCCCGAGGGGAAAGCGTAGCCGCCTGCAACTGACAGACCACGGACTCGCCCTTCTCGAATACAGTCAGCTCACAAAAAAGACCGACCGCTTGCCGTTCGTCCCGTGGCGGGCTTCGTAACGCTCCGCATCACGCAGACGCTTGGCGCGCTTCCTCTCGGCATCCGGGCGCATGTCCAGAACGGACACGGTGCGGCTGAACTGGCAGAAGCGGCGCTTGGTCTGCGAACGAACGAGGTTGGAGTTTGCGTGCATCGTGGGTGCCTCCATTGGCACTGGTGGGAAATTGGTGGCGTGCATCGTGAACTGGGTCCGCGTTCACACCCTTACTTGCGGCGGCGTCAACTATCCCGGCCCTTTACAAGCTGCGTCCAGACTTCGGTCTATCCACGATGCACGCCGAAGCGAAATATACAGATATAGGTGCCCTAGCGCAGTCGTCATTGGGAGACGCTGCGCCCTACTGCCCAATACATCGGAATCGAATATCCCAGATTGCCCGGTTTCAAGACCGTCCAGCATCGGATACCCAACCAAGGGCACCTATATCTGCATACCTTTCGGGTTGTCAACCCTACTCCGGTATGCAGTGCCATAATCACCAGTGTCGCATTTGCGCTTTCACTAACTCCCGGGATATTCCCGACAGCGTGAGGGTTCATCCGATCCGCGCAAAAGCTGCTGCGGGTTCTCTTTGGGACGCACAATCCTTGTGCCTGATTATGGCGTAAAGCCAACCCTGTCGGAATCCTCATCTTGGGCCGCGCCTGCCCGCTATTACCCGGGCATCTTGTGCGTTGGCGGAATTGCACCGCAGATTGCACAAGGCGAGTTTCTAGGCTCGCACCCTCCGCTATACTCTCGGCCCACCAACGGGCGTCACGTGTGGAGGTTGTATGGCGTAGGTCGCATCTCGGGTGACTCTCCCGGCTTGCGCCGGATGCCTGCTATCCGATCAACACTAGCCCGCCATCGGGCTTCCCACAAGGCTTATTAGGCCCGCACCGTTTAGCGTCCGGTCGTCACGACGTTTATTCACTGTGTAGCCATCCTATCACCTTCCTGCCGCAGTGTCAAGCCCTTGCCTAACACCGGAAGCCTCTAGCTCCCTTGGGCGTCCTGTCGCCACCATCCTACCATTGCGCAGGTAGTCCGCCTTCCTGCGGTAAGCAGGTTTCACGTGTTGCAAGCCTAGCGTATTGCGTCCAGCTTGTCAAGAGTCTTGTTAGTAGCTCATCGCATCCTAACTTGATCGCTACAGGCGGGATGCCCTTGTCGTCGGCCCGTAGGCTTCCCTCCCGCTTGCTCAGTAGCTTTGTCTCTTGACTTCCCAGAAGCCTAACACATGGCGTCCGATCTGTCAACCCGTTCGCATCATTGCTTACCCGTAGGCTTACGAATCAGCGAGCGGCCCTTGCGCTACGACTGCAAGGAGTAGTGCGAGCGAGGA